AATAACCCCCATTAACTGGGAAAACCGATGGGGCTTATTCGTGCGTTTTTTGCTCAATAACCCCCATTAACTGGGAAAACCGATGGGGCTTATTCGTGCGTTTTTCGTTCAATACCCCCCATTAACCGGGAGATGTAAAATGACAGCACACGCTAAACTGAGCGCCTCCGGGGCGCACAGATGGATGGCCTGCCCCGGTAGCGTCAAGGCTGAGGAGGGCATGCCCGACAAGACCTCGAGCTTTGCGCAGGAGGGGACGATAGCGCACGATATTGTCGAGAGGGCACTGCGCCTCGACTTCAACTGCAACACGATTTGCGACCGTCCAGACCTCGCCCACATCGCCGAGCCGGCTCAGGTCTACGTTGATTACGTGCGCGCACTGCCGGGCGCGTACAAGTTCGTTGAGACCCGCGTCAGTTTCGAGGAGTGGGTGCCGGGCGGGTTTGGGACAGCAGACAGTATCGTCATCGACGAGGCGACGTCGACGCTCTACGTTTCAGACCTGAAGTTTGGGAAGGGCGTGCGCGTCGACGCGGAAAACAACCCACAAGCTATGCTGTACGCACTGGGCGCGTACAGCGCCTTTGCGTTCTTGCACGAGATCGAGCGCGTCAAGGTCGCCATCGTGCAGCCGCGTATCGACAACATTAGTGAGTGGGAGATATCCGTTCACGATTTGTTGAAGTGGGGCGAAGTTGCCCGCGCCGCCGCCGAGGCGACAGCAGAGCCGAACGCCAAGCGCATTCCGGGCGAGAAGCAGTGTCGGTTCTGTAAAGCCAAGGCGACGTGCCCGGCATTGATGAAGCTGACCGAACGGACGCTCCTGATGGACTTTGAGGAGCACGACGAGCCCGCCGCGCTAAACAAGCTAACCGACGATCAGCTTGCCGAGGCGCTACTGGCGCGGCCGGTCATAGAGGCCTGGCTTAACGCTGTGGAGACAATGGTCAAGCAGCGACTGTCTGCCGGAGACACGTTCCCTGGGTGGAAGCTTGTCGAGGGCCGCGCCAACCGCGCGTGGATTGACGACGACAGTGCCGCCAACGAACTTGAACGAATGTTGGGCGACGGGGCGTTCACGCGCAAGTTAATCAGCCCCGCCCAAGCCGAGAAGGCGTTAGGCAAGGAGCGCAAGAAGGCTGTCGAGGCGCTCGTCTTCAAGCCGCAGGGCAAGGCCTCCCTCGCGCCAACAAGCGACCCAAGGCCATCAATCGCCGCGTCTGTTGAGGACTTTAATGATGTTGTTGACGAGGAATGAACGAAGACATATTGTCTTTAGTGTCGGCTGATTTGCTGACAAAAAACGCAGACTGAACAGGAAAAAACACAATGGCAAAAATTAAGTTGAACAATGTCCGTCTTTCGTTTCCCAGCCTCTTTCGCAAGAGCGTCTACAACGGCGAGGAGACCAAGTACGAGGCGACATTTCTCCTCAACAAGAAAACGCAAGGCGACAAGATCAAGGAGATTGAGGTCTCCATCGCCGCAGCAATCAAGGAGAGTTTGAAGAGCGCAAAGCTTGGCTCCGACAAGATCTGTTTCAAAGACGGCGACGACTTTGAGTACACGGGTTACGCCGGGCACATGTCGATCAAGGCATCGAGTAACAAGCGACCGCTTGTAATTGATCGCGACAAATCTGCGCTTACGGAGGCCGATGGCCGCCTATACGCGGGATGCCGCGTTAACGCGACGATTGAACTGTGGGCGCAGAACAACACCTACGGCAAACGCGTCAACGCCAACTTGCTGGCCCTGCAGTTCTACAAAGACGACGCTCCGTTCGCTGACGGCGAAAAGGGTAGCGTTGACGATTTCGATGAGATCAGCGACGAGGAAGAGTTCATTTAATAGATAGACCCCAAAATTGTTAGGGTATTGGGGTTGGATGCCCGCCTTGGAATTTAAGCTCCTCCGAGGCGGGCATTTTTATTTGAGGCTACTCCTCAAGGATTGTCATGGTTGTCGTCGACGTTGAAGTTTACCGGGACTATTTTCTCGCACTTTTTAAAAACCTCGACAGCGGCAAATATCGCGCGTTTGAGATGTTTGAGAGCCACCCTCTCGACACGGAGGCGATGAAGCGCATGATGGCGTCGCGCACGACGATCAGCTTCAATGGCCTCTCATACGACCTGATCGTCATTGCTGCCGCGTTAGACGGCGCGGACTGCGTAAAAATTAAGACCATCTCGGACGAAATTATTCGCAGCAAGTTGCCAGCGTGGCGAGTGGCGCGCGACATGGACATCAATGTCCCGCGCCATTGGGATCACATTGACCTGATCGAGGTTGCGCCCGGCCGGGCCAGCCTGAAGGCCTACGGCGGCCGCATGCACGCGCCTACCATGCAAGACCTACCCATCAAGCCGGACGCCTCTGTCGCGCCCGAGCAGCGGCTGGAGTTGAAGACATACTGCCGCAACGACGTCGACACGACCGAGATGCTGTACTTGCGCTTGAAGGGCGCTATTGAGCTGCGCGGGCAGATGAGCAAACAGTACGGCATCGACCTGCGTTCCAAATCTGACGCGCAGATGGCCGAGGCAATCATCAAGCATGAGCTGGAGGCGCTGACAGGGAAGAGCTACCGACCGCAGAAGGTCGTGCCCGGCAGTGTTGTGCGTTACGCCAGCCCCGGCATTGTCTGGTTCGAGCAGCAAATGTTGAAGGACATTTACTGGCGCATCCTCAAGAGCGGCTTCCCCATCGGGACGAACGGTTCCGTTCGCATGCCCGAGTGGCTCGCCGAGACCAAGATCCGAATTGGCGAGACAGACTACACGATGGGCATCGGCGGCCTGCATTCTTGCGAGAGCACGCGCGCTGTCGTGGCGGCTGACGACGAGGCGCTCGTTGACTTTGATGTGGCCAGTTACTACCCGTCGATTATCCTGAAATTGAAATTGTTTCCCGAAAAGATGGGCGAGGACTTCCTGCGCGTGTACCAGAATATCGTCACGCGACGCCTTGAGGCAAAGCGCAGCGGCGACAAGTTGACCGCCGACACGCTCAAGATTTGTGTCAACGGCTCATTTGGCAAGCTGGGGAGCATGTACAGCGCGCTCTACGCGCCCCAGCTTTTGATGCAAGTCACGCTGACTGGTCAGCTCTGCCTGCTGATGCTGATCGAGCGTCTGGAGGCCGCCGGGTGCCGCGTCGTCAGCGCGAACACGGACGGCATCGTTGTTCTGTTCAAGAAGGCGCGCGAGGGCGTCGTCGAAGAGGTCTGCTTCGACTGGATGCTCGACACGTCATTTGAACTGGAGCGGGCCGACTACCTGGCTCTCTACTCGCGTGACGTGAACAACTACATTGCGGTCAAGAAGGACGGCTCGACCAAGCGCAAGGGCGTGTTCTCTGAGCCGGGGCTGATGAAGAACCCGGAGTTCATGATTGTGTCCGAGGCAGTGGCGGCGTTTCTGGCGACGGGGACGCCGATTGAGCAGACTGTCGGAGATTGTCGAGACTTGTCGAAGTTTGTCGCAATCAGGCGCGTCGATGGGGGCGCGGTGTGGCGCGAGCAGTATTTAGGCAGGGCCGTCCGGTTTTACTATTCGAACACCGTGCGGCAGGGCGAATGTATTAGCTACGCCAAAAACACGAACAAGGTGCCCCGATCTGACGGGGCGCGGCCGGCGATGGTCTTGGGGGACTTCCCGGACGATGTTTACCATCAGAGATACATTGCCCTCGCTAAAGAGGCGCTGAAGGGTTTGGGATGCCTATTATGAAAACCCATCTTTATCGGCACTTTAATGCAGAGGGTGAACTTCTTTACGTTGGAATTTCTCTCAATGCAATAAATCGCCTTAGACAACATAAAGATAATTCACACTGGTTTGATTTAATATGTCGCGTAGATATTCAAAATTTTAATACCAGAAAAGAAGCCCTTGATGCAGAAACATTGGTTATTATTAATGAAAAACCAAAACACAATATAAGAAAACAAATTGACTTGAAAAAAGAAAAATACTTAAACCAAAAACACGCAGTTATTATTGCTAAAGCCACGCGAGACGATCTTACCAGCAACATCATACGATTTAACTTGATCTACAATTATAACGAAGCGGCAAGATTGCTTCAAATCAGTTCTTCTGCCGTAAAAAAACTTGTAGAAAAGAAAAAACTTGGGTCAATTACGTTACCGCCAATTCGAGAAGGAAATAGCGGTCACGGCACACCGTTTAAGCCCAAAGAAGTTATCAGCGGTTGGCAACTTATAAGTTACTTTGAAACGCTGCATGAGGGTGTATTCTAATGCTTGAAAAGCAGATCGAGCAGGCGCTTGTGAGGCGCGTCAAGGAGCTGGGCGGGACATGCGAAAAGTTCACGTCGCCCGGTAGGCGATCAGTTCCCGACCGCATCGTGACGTTGCCGGGAGGCAGGATTATTTTTGTCGAGTGCAAGGCTCCGGGGAAGAGGCCGACAATTACGCAGCAATTCGATCACGAACGTCGGCGGCTGCTTGGGTGCGACGTTCGCGTGATCGACAGCATTGAGGTTACCATTGCTTTCCCGTGAGCATCTCCACCCTTACCAGCGGCGCTCCGTCGAGTTTATCAAGAACCGCAAACGCTGCGGCCTGTTCCTCGACATGGGCCTTGGAAAAAGCGTCTCCACGCTCACTGCCGCGCTGGACCTGATCCAGTCGTTTGCCATCCACAAGGTGCTCGTCGTTGCCCCCCTGCGCGTGGCCAACAGCGTGTGGGCGCAGGAGGTGCAGAAGTGGAGCCACCTCAAGCCGTTGCGCGTGTCGGTCTGCACGGGGCCAAGTAAGAAACGCCTAGGCGCTCTCCAGATGGACGCGGACATCTACGTCATCAATCGCGAGAACATCGAATGGCTCGTTGAGCAGTACGGCACGCGCTGGCCGTTTGACATGGTTGTGGTTGACGAGAGCAGCTCATTTAAGAATGCGTCGAGCAAGCGATTTCGGGCCCTGCGGAAGACGCTGCCCTACACGACATACATGGCCCTGCTGACCGGCACGCCGTCGCCGAACGGCCTTATTGACTTATGGGCGCAGGTATACCTGATTGATTTTGGCAAGTCTCTGGGGCGCACAATGACTGCGTACAAGCAGCGGTTTTTTGAGCAGGACTACATGGGGTACAACTTTGAGCCCCGTCCGGGGTCCGACAAACTGATCCATGACTTGATTGGGTCGTTTACTATCCACATGAGCGCGGACGATTATCTTGACCTGCCCCGGCGCATAGATGTCACTGTAAAGACGACCCTGCCGCCGGCGATAATGGAGACGTATCGAAATTTTGAAAGGACGCTGCTGGCTGAATTGGAGGACGGCAAAGAAGTGGAAGCCATGAGCGCCGCAGTTCTCGCCAACAAGCTCCTGCAGTTTTCCAACGGCGGCATGTACACGGACGAGCACCGTAACTGGTCTGACATTCACAGTTTAAAGCTCGACGCATTAGCCGAAATCATTGAGGACAATGCAGGGGAGAACATGCTGGTCAGTTACAATTACAGGTTTGATCTGGAGCGTTTGCAGAAACGGTTTCCGAACGCAGTTGTTCTTGATAAGCAGCAGGAGACAATCGACAGATGGAACAGGGGAGAGATCAGGCTGATGCTTGCCCATCCCGCCTCCGCTGGCCACGGCCTGAACCTGCAGGGGGGCGGGTCGCTCATTGTCTGGTTTGGCCTCACATGGTCACTGGAGAACTACCTCCAGTTCAACGCGCGACTGCATCGGCAGGGTCAGTTGAAGCCGGTGCGCGTCATACACATTGTCACCGAAAACACAATTGACGAGCGCGTACTGAACGTCTTGGCCGAAAAAGACAGAACGCAGCGCGCGTTGCTCGCCGCTCTAAAGCCTAATTGAGGTTGGCCCGTGCCGAACGATCCATGCGGCGGTAATGGTCCCAACGCACGACGCCGCCCGACTTCAATACAATCGAGAGCCGCCACTTGTGGGGAACAGTCTTGCGTTGACGCCACTTTGCCGTGGCGTATTTGGTCACGCCCAGCTCCTGCGCCAGTTTCTCGATCAAGTCCCAATCGATTACAATCATCATTTACCTCTTCGCTTGCATATTCGGACATTTTGTCGTTAAGGTCAATGAGGACAAAATGTCTTCGACCGGATGAGGAGTTGAGAATGAACCCGAAGGAAATCTTAAAGGCTGCCACAGCCCTGATTGATGATCGCGGCGTCAATTACGGCGGCATCGAAGCAAACTTTGAACGTGCTGCATCGCTGGCCTCGTTGAAACTCAACAGGCACATCAGCGCCTACGATGTCGCCATTGTGCTGGAGAGCGTCAAGGACGCACGCCGCGCAACATGCCCCGATCATTACGACAGCCACATTGACGGCATTAATTACCGCGCGTTTGCAATGATGCTATCCGGCGCAACGCTGGACGTCCCGACAACGCCTGAGATGGCGGCGATGATTAACAAGTTGGGAGGCTTAAATGACTGACAATCGTGAGCGAGTATGGAAGGTCAACGAGGAAGGCTATCGTTATTTAATATCGAGAGATGACCACCGAGACATCTTTATGCTGCGCCGCAAGGGCTCCACGTTCAAGGCCATAGGCG